ACCGGTGGATCTTCCGAAAAATTTCTGAACCACGAATTTCATCAAAACGGTCGAGCGCAGCTCGCGCAGTCTTAAGGAAATCGCCGCTCTGGGCAACAAAGGTAGCTTCTTCCTTGGAAAATACTTTCCAATAGAAGTTGCTCAACAGGGATCCAATTTCGAGTGTCAATGATTTGCCTGTCCGGAGTTTAACAAAAGTTGTCATGGCGAAGATTCTATCACCACCTGTTCTGGCTTTGCCGAACATATTAAGGAGGATATAGCAATCTTCAAACAACTTAAAGAAATACTCTGGACCACCAACAGTCTTTGAGTTGGGCGCAGGAATGCCCTTCAGGGACCACAGCAATCGCTGGGTCTTAGAAGCATTCTTCCATTGCCACATCTTATACCATTCTTGAAATTCAGTCCTAAAGGAATGAACTTCTTTCGGAGAAGCTGTTGGGGTTGGAGCAGGAGTTGGAGGTTCAGGGCAATTTTCATGCTCTTTACACTCCTCTTCCCACTCCTCAGTCTGGGCAATAAATTCAGCGGAAGGTTCGCAGCCTAATTTCGCACTGCGCTGAGAATACTCTCGTAAATACTTACGGAATTTTCCCTTCCGCTCATTGAACTCAACCAATTTGGGCTTGGGGGCACGACCGTTAGCCGAAACACGGCCGCGCAACGCACTATCTCGGACTTCACTAAAAGCAAACATCTCTCGCAAAAGCAAAAATCGTTTATCTCTTTATGTTGTCTCTGGTTCGTGCGCTGGGGTGGCCGCCCCCTTTTTCTTTGGAGGGGGCGACAGACGGAAACCGCACCTCTATAACGGGAGGACCCGAGCAGACTAGACTTTTACTAACTGCCGTGATCGACCACACCTCCGCCTAACCACACAAACAACTATAGACAGGATTGGTCCACCCTTTCAGGTGGTTGCCTGCAACCTGGAAAACCAGGTCACTCCACACTTCCGTCACGGGTTCATAACCAGGGTCAACAAGGATTCAAATCAATGAACCGACTCGGGCTTAGTCTGCCTAAGGACAGACCACTTCCGCAACTTCCATGCTTCTGCCATCTAGTGCAATGCACCTAGACTTCGGAAAGGAAGGTTGTCTTACTCTATACACATTTTGACAGTAAACATTGACAAGTCCCAAGACAAGGACTAACAAATTAGACTAATAAAACATATGTGTACGAAGCAATTAACTTTTTGTTTAAGGCAGAGGCAAATAACGGGGACAGGGAGCCCTACATAGGTGACTCCTCCCAAGGAAATGGAAATCATAGTCCGTTATTTTGGAGAACACTTAAAGAGCGCCTCTGCCTGTTTTACGCTGTACGACCTGATACAAACTCCAGCTGAAATACGCTTGAAGTCTGGGTTGTCAGGGACAGCCTTATTTTTCTCTTTTTATGGCCCACCATAACCAGCAGAAAGAACCACGAAAAGCACAAGTACTACCAAAAGCCCGCGATGCATAGCAACGCAGAACAAAAAGTTGACTGTGCCAAACGTGAATCAGGAAGCCTTACATTCAATGTAAGGCCTGCTGAGCCAAGGTGGGATGTCTTATGAGCTATGCAAATAGCGCAGCCACAAGACAAAATTTTTATTCACCATCTTGCGATCACTGAGGAACTTACAGCTCAGAAACTGTAATATCATAGACCACGAAGTAGGTGTTCTTCCACAATTCAAAGCTCAGAAGCTCTAAGAATTACAGAGAGAGAAGCCAAACGCGACTAGCAGACTCTAGTACTAACGTTGACAATCTCTCTAGGAACTCAAAAGAGACTCAAGAACTAAAGAAAGGGGGAACATCACAACAGTGACACTCCAACTGAGAGGTCAATGCTGTGTATAACACATAAAAGGGGTGTCCGTTCAAAGCAGGACTACGCTTCCTAGTTACAGCCATAGGAGGCAGTAGAAATAAACCCGGATTACCGGTGAACAGCTAAGAGAGGAATACTGAAAAGACAGAAGTACAAAAAACCGAAGAACACTTAGTGTCCAACTGAGATGTGTACAACTGAAATGCCAGGAGGTTTCTTAATCCTCTCAAAACAACCCGCATGGTAACCTATGAGTAGG